GGCACTTTCCCTGCCATGTCCAAGTCTCTCGCGACTCGCCAGGTTCTTACGTGCGAGATCAGTTCTGCGACGGCCGACACCGTGCCGTGGGTAAAGAACCCACCGAGCGCAGTCGCTAGCCAGTCGGGCAGCCACGATGCTATGCACGTGGCGGCCTGCTTTTGGCTGGCGTAAGGGTCCCTCGGCATCAAGCTCGAAATGGCCGGGACGACGTACCGGTCTCTAACCAGTAGAGAGAGTCGAGTACCGAAAACAGTCTAGGCGCATCCTTGGTGTATATCTCGAATGCCTCTATTAAAAGGCCGAGTGCACCGTGGCGTAGCCACGAGGTCAACCAGTTGAACCATGCGTATATTATGGTGGCGCCGTATAACCGGCCGCGGAGTGTATGCGTCGACTGCGATTGTAGTTGTTCGGCGACTCCCGGGACGTCTTTGAACCACCAGAACCCCGGGGCGTCAGCGGCTGCGCCGAAAGGCGCTATCCGTAACGCCACGGACAATTCAGCGTACGTTGGCTGCTCGGTTGACCCTTCTTGCATCATTCGCCACACAAACTTCTCTACAGGGTAGCCCCACACGTAGAAGAGAGGCGAGAACGGTGCTGCTGCCGTGCTCGGGCTCAACTTCACCAGCGAGTCTGGTATGTACGCATGGATAGCCAGCCGCGCACTCACTATCCGGTCTCTCAACACTGCTTCCAGCGTTGGCTTGACCGTGGCCGTCGCATACGCGCTTATAGGAGGCGGAGCCGGCTTCTCTTTATACCACGCGTCTAGGACGCTGGTGTAACTAGGGAAGCGCAACGCCGTGCGCAGTTCGCGCAGCCGCCGTTTCTGGTCGTCCGTTGGATGACTGGTAGCGGCGAATGCAGCGCTCAGTTCCTCGACGTTGCCGTCTTCGTCAGTAGTGACGGTCCATAGCAGCCCGTGGTTGCGCACGCCTATGTAACCTCGACAATCTTGCATGTATTCGCGAGCAAAGAGGTTGAACAGCCCGCGTTGGTGTGCTGCCAAGCCAGCCTGGGAGCAATTGCGTAATACGAGCGAACGTTTGTATTCCCTGTAAGGCATACCTGCGAACCGCGAAACGACTGCTCCGCGTCGTGTTAGTAGCCGTGCCGGGTCATGGATCACAGTCCACTCCGGTACAGTCGCACGCACTCGCAGAATCTCAGCCGCGTAAGTTTCTCCGCGTACCGGGAGTTTTGACAAGTATGATAAATCGCCAATTGGCCCTTGTCGCTCAATCCGCATGTCCACACCAAACAATGTTTTGAATGCGTGAGAAAGCGCAGCTGGGTCGAGGTCGTCATCGCTCCCCCACGCGTTATCATCGCCCGTGTTGTGTAGCGTGTTCGATTCGAAGAAAGCGTGGAGAGGTTTCTTTGTCACGGCGTGCCAGGCCATGATGCACATCCCTTTCATGGCCCAG